GTATGTCCAACTGGACAAGACACCAGGGACGTTCTCCCAAACCACCCAGCGGGGCCGTGCAATGCCAATAAGTCGAAGAAATTCGAGTGCCAAGTTACCACGCGGACCTGCCAGGCCCGCTCTAAGCCCTGCAACGCTGAAAGCTTGACAGGGGGTTCCAGCGCAAAGAAGCTCAACTGGTCCATGTTTTTCCAGATCCTCCCGCGTTATCGTCGTCATGTCCCCGAGGTTCGGGACCACCGGCGCATGATGCTCCAGCACGGCACACGGAAACGGCTCGATCTCAGAACAGAAAACCTGCTCCCAGCCCAGCGGCTCCCAAGCCACCCGCGGCGCATCTATGCCGCTGCAAAAGGTCGCGTACCTCATTGCCCAATTCCTGCGTGTTCCCGCGGCTCGTAGGTAGCGGGGGTTATCCCGCGCGGCACACGCCAGCTGTTGCCCGCAATGCGGTCAATGAGCCGCCGCGCGCCGTCGAACTGCCATTGACCAACGTGCTGAAAGCCCTTGCCCTCCAGAAATCGAATCTGCTTTGGCGTCGTAAGTCCGGCGTCTCGACGCTGGCCAATGCGGTCGAGTATGAGGGCGGCTTTCCCGGCGCTGTCGATGTCATCTGGGAATATGCCGTCCTTCTCCAGCCTCTCGCGCTGCTTTCCGCTTGGTGACTCTAGTTCCATCCCGAAGGCCGGAACGTACCCGGCCAAGTCCTCAGCGCCTATGCTCATTTCAAACTGCAGCGGGTCAACGAGCTTGCGCTTGCGGTTCTTCATTTCTGCGAGCTTCTTAGCTAGCGCTGCTTCGCGGTCGGCTATGCAGTCGCCCTCGGCCTGCTCCTCGGCCTCGATGATGTCGACGGGACAGCCGACCTCGTTGATGTTTTCGGTCATCTTGGCGGCGACATCTTCAGTCACGGCAACAAGGGAAGCAGGTCGGCAGAGGTCAAGGCGCGTGGTATTCCAAAGGAAGTCAAGCAATAGCAGATGATCCTTGCCCGGATGAATGCGCGTGCCGCGCCCCACCATCTGTGCGAAGAGGCTGCGGATTTTCGTCGCGCGCAATGGCACGATGCAATCCACGGATGGACAGTCCCACCCCTCCGTAAGTAGCATGGAATTGCAAAGCACGTCGTAGTGGCCGGCGTCGAAGTCGGAGAGAATTTCCGCACGGTCCCGAGACTCACCGTTGACCTCGGCCGCGCGGAAGCCGCGGGCTTCGAGCATGTCGCGCATCTTCTGGCTGGTGGCAATCAGGGGCAGGAAAACCACAGACTTGCGGCCCCGACAGTGCTCCCACATCACAGTGGCTATCTGCTCAAGATACGGGTCGAGCGCGGAACCAAGCGCCCCTGCTGCGAAGTCGCCCGCCGACTGGTTTACGCCGGTGATGTCGATCTTGAGAGGAAGGGTCATGGCCTTAATATGCGACAGGTAGCCGTCACGGATGGCCTCCGGCAGGCTGTACTCGTAAGCCAGGCTCTTGAAGTAGCTACCCAACTCGCGCATGTCACCACGGTCGGGCGTGGCCGTCACGCCCAGCACATTTGCTGCGTCGAAGTAGTCCAGCACGCGCTGGTAGCTATCGGCAAGGGCATGGTGGGCTTCATCGACTATGATGTCGTCGAAGTAGTCACGTGGAAAGCGCTCCAGCCGCTTCTGCCGCATGAGTGTCTGAACGCTGCCAACCACTACGCGGTAGAACTCGTCAAGGCAACTGCTCTCGGCCTTCTCTACGGAGCAGCCCAGGCCGGTCGCGGCCGCGAGCTTATCAGCGGCCTGGTCGAGAAGCTCACCGCGGTGGGCAAGGATAAGCACGCGGCGCCCGAGGCGCACGAGGTCCTCGATGAGCTTGGCGAAGACGATGGTCTTACCTGTGCCCGTCGGTAGGACAAGTAACGTTTGTTGGTTGCCGCTGTCCCACTCATTATGGATGGCGGTCTTAGCCGCTTCCTGGTATGGTCGTAAGTTCATAGATCCTCCGCATGTCCGCCTGAATAGCCCCGTACTTTGCGCGCGGCCCGGCTGGCCCACACCGCGCCTCTGCCTGCACACTCTCCAACCACAGCCCCGAGTCTAGGACCGTCACGCCGTCACTAGCTGCGAACGGTGCCGCCGGTAACATGTCCGGCGTGACGGTCTGAACCCATTCGTATAGGTTGAGAAATTCCATCAGAACGGTATTGTGTCGCCGTTGTCATCGAAAACGGGTTCAGTCGCTTGCGACTGGGCCGGAGGGGGAGCAGCAGCAGGCTGATCTAAGAAGCGGTTGATGTCGTTGATTTGGCGATCCTGCGCATCACCCTTTTTGCGGTAGTTGCGGATTTTTAGTTTGGCAACACCACGGGACCCCACAACGCGCGCCCAGTCCATCTGAAGCACCTCGCCGTGCTTGCGATGACCAATTGCCAAGAAAAATTGGCAGAGCAGGCCATCGCACTTGGAATGCAAGAAGAGGTTGTTTTTCAGTGTGGTTGTGCCCAGGTCGCCCCCGTTGAACTTGAGGTAGACGACGGCCTTGTTACACGGCGGGAGGTTAGCACTCCCCTCGTGCCGGGCTCGCTCCATCTTGACGCACTCGAAGGCGTATTCACCTGGGGGCAGGATAGTGAATTCGCCGTCCTCGTTAGGTTTATCAACGCGTTGGTCCCAGTCGTATGCTTGTCCTTCAGACATTGGCCGCATTCCCTTCCAGCATCCCGCTGATCTTTTCCCAATTGGGGATGAACATCCTCACAATAATGTCGTCTGGCGCGTTATTGAATTTCGTCCCGGCGGCCAGATGCCCTTTCTTAACGCAGAGATCAAGCAGCTGGTCCCAGTTGGTCCCCGACTGCGCCATGAGTTCTTTCAACTGGCGCTTGGGCGCGCTCTCTGTAGATTGCGGCGCGGGGGAAGGCGAGGAGCCCGGAGCAGATACCGTCGCCGGTGTAGGTGCAGGCACGGCGCGCGGTGGGCAGATCTGCGCGACGATGGTCGGGTAATCCTCCATTTGCATGAGGATCTCTGCGGGTAGGGCCAGGCGGTTCTTCGCATCCCAGCACGCATGATGCTCGGTGAAAATGCAGCGCTGGGAGCCCTGCCCCTTCGCGCTCTTGGTCTTTTCGTCCTTGATAATTAGGGTCTTGTAGTTGAGAAAAAGCACGCTTGTCGCCCACTCCTTTGTGAGTGCGGCGGTCTTTTTCTCTAACTTCATTTCCCATCGGTCGTAGGCACCAAACTCCTCGGGCTGCTCGAATTTGCGCATCTTGGCGTGTGCCGTCAGAACGACGTTCAGCCCAGCATTGGCAAGCTCGCTGAGCGAGTCGAGGAGCTTTCCCCACTGCTCGGCGAGCAGGTTGTAGCTATGTCCAAAGTCATCCTGCCCACCCAGGGCGCTAAGCCCATATTGTCCCTTGATCTGATCTATGCCAAGACGTTCGGCCCAGTCCGCCGTGTCCACCACGAAGGTTTGATAGTTGAGAGGGTCTCGCTGCAACTCAGCAATTGTGGCAAGGAGGGCAGCCCAGCTAGTTGGTTTCGGTGCGCGCGCCACGTCGTATTCCTGCGTACTGCCCTCAATGTCGAGGAATAGAGGGCTCGGGAAGGCTGCTGCAAACAGACTTTTCCCGATCCCCTCTGGACCGTAGATGACGATCCGCTGCGGACCCGGTACTTTCCCTGATGTTATCTTCATCTCTTAGAACTCCAATGTATCGCCCGCGGGCGCTTCGCTACTTCCGTCAACTCCGGTCACCACATCGGCATAGGTCTGCCCGGCGGGTAACCCGTCCTCGATGACAATGCTGCACTCGTCGCCCGTGCTGACGCGCGTGGCTATGACTTGCAGACCTTCCGCCTCCAGCCAGGTCCCGAAGTCCTTTAGGGTGTCGATGTCCATTTGTTCGAGCCTGTCCATGAGGACGAAGCTGCAGTCGGGCGATAGCCGGCGAACGATGGCTACACCAACGTGCAGCTGCTCGGACCCGCTCATGCAGTCCCAGCGCTGCCCGTTGTAGAGCAGTTCCGCACCTTCGATGGTCAGCCCCGGTAGTGGGAGGTCGGCACCTTCCAGGAGGGCCAGGCGGTCGGCACGCACCTTATCAAGATCTTGAGACTTCGCGGCGTACTGGGCTGCATACTCAGCGGCCTCGTCGGCTGCCGCGGCCTTCGCCTGGTTGGCGGCAACCTGTGCATTGATGCCCTCGAAGCTGGCGATCTGTCTCTCGACTTCGGCCGTCGATTCGTCGCGCAGGTCCTGTGCGGACTTCCGCGCAGTCTCGTAGTCGGCCGCAGCCTGCGCCTGTTCTTCCCGCGCGGTCACTAATTGACCCTCAAGGGATCGGACTTTACTGTCTGCGCTCATCGACACCTGGGCAAGCCGATCTACGTCGTTCCGCTTCCGCTGGTTTTCACCGTTTCGCGCGAGGGTCGCCTGCTGCGACTGAATAAGCTCCGAGATGCTTACAGGTTCGGCCGGCGCGTCTGCGTACTCGGGCAGCTCGGCCGCGTGCTTCTGTTTGCTATCACGAATCTGGCCCAGCGCGTGCCGCTGCTCGTACACCTGCCGTTCCTGCTGCTCAAAGACGGCCAGCTGATCGCCGATGCCTAGTATGCGCAATAGTGTTTGCGCCTTTTCCTTGTCGGACGCGGAAAGAAACTTCGGCAGGTCAAGCGCGAACTCAGACACGAAGGCGTCAAGTAGCGCCTGGCCCGCGCGCTTGCCGCTTGGGTCGATGACAGTAAGCGAGGATTTCCTTCCCTTGCGTTCGACCTTCAAGCCGTTACTGAGTGTCAGCGCAATGGCCGGATTGCTCATTGAACCTTCGCGTTGTGGGTCGCTGGGTGCGAACTTAGCACCCCCAAGAGCCCAGGCTACGGCGTCGAGAACAGAGGTCTTGCCCTGTCCGTTGCGGCCGCCCACGACGGTCAGCCCTTTTCCTGTTGGCTCGAGGCGCAGCGCTTTCACGCGCTTGACGTTCTCGATGTGGATTGACGTGATATGCGTCATCTGTTATGATCTCCTTGTCGGTTGTAGTACCTCGCCACCAGTTGCCGCTGGTGGCTTTTCTATTTTTCACAAAGCGCGATGCCGCCAAGTAGTCCGTCAAGGTACGGCTCCGCCTCCCCATCTTCATCTGTGCCGTCATTTCTTAGTCGCTCAAGTATCGGCCTCAGATTCTCTCGAATCTCGACTTCTGAGCGCTGGTGCCTTAAGTTTTCAGCGACGGCATTGGTTATCTCTTCTCGTGGTGTCATTGGGCTCATTCCTTATTGTCTAATTGACATGATCACATTCTGAATTTCAAACGGCGGATCAGAGTCATGTTCCATGACTTGCACAGGGGCGTTCTTTCCCGCTGTCTGCAACCTGACCACCCCGGAGCGCTGAACGCGAAGCACATTACTCAAATACACCGGGTTGAGGGCTATCGCACCGGGTGTCTCACACTTCTCTTCAAGCGCTAGCGCTTCGCTGTATTTTCCTATGGGTGTAGAGGAGGACAGCTGCATTGTGTTGCCTTTGAATTCCATCAGGCACGACATATGCATGTCGTCCACCATGAGCTGCTGGCGCTCTAGGGCTCCAAGGAGGGGGGCTCGGCCAATCAGATATGAAGCGGTGGTCTTCAGACTGCCGAAGATAGGTTTCCACTTGAGCGCGGTGGAGGCCATGGAGCGCGTAACCATGGTGGCATTGCCAAGCTCACACGCCAACTCTGTATCAGAGAAATAGACAGTGCACTGCCCCCCTGCCCTCAGCAATCCGGTCAGTTTTGCAACGCTGGTATACGGCATTGACAAGCCATGTATATCAGTGTTGCAGCCGCATTCCGGAGCAAGGGCCACCGAAACTATGTGCCCATTCGTCGCGACAAACGTAGCATGCTCGGCTCCGAACTCTATTCGCAGACACATCAGGTTTGCGCGCGTCGGATCGTTGCACATAGCGAAGGAGACGGAGTTAATTATTTCGAGCAGCCGGTCGGAGTCGAGGGAAAACGAATCATAACCACCTTGTCCGAACGGCGACGGGGGAAACATGTCCGGGGCGTCTCCCGGCATCGTTGCTAAGGCATCGCCGCACTTGAAGGTAGTCACAGCCCCTTCTTTAGGGCTCTCGATGACCACGTCTTGCGTCTGCGTCTTGGCTAACAGGCCTGCTAGCCTGTGTGCGGGGCAAAGACATTGACCCTGCACATCCACCTGGCACGCGACCCAGGTGCGTATGTGTTCCGCCAGGTTTGAGCCCGTTACGTATAACTTGCCATCGGCGGCCTGCAGCAAGAGTGAACCGAGGATTGGTAACGCACTCTTGTTGCTGACTGCGGCCTTCGCTGTGTTGACTGCCGAGAGCAGTTCTTTTCTGTCAACGATGATTTTCAAAGGTTGCACCTCGCATAGAGCCCGCATCGACACTCCATCTCTCCGTCCTCCGCTGTTCCTCACGCCAAAACTCGGGACCGGGGGCAGGAATCGAACCTGCGCCGCGATTGGGTACCCTCACGCCGCACACTTTCTGACCGTCGCCAACGTGCATTCGGGCCATGCCTGACCCGCGCTCTACCACTGAGCTACCCCGGCAAGAATGTTGCACGGGACGCTGAATGCCTGATCGATGGTAATCAAAGGGCACCGTTAGCCCATGCACATCCCGCGCAAAATCAGATTCAAATGTCTGCCGCTACAGCGGCGGGTCACACTGCGGCCCACCCGGGCCGGCGTCTGAATCCTCACTCACCTGCGGTCTCGTCGGCTCGACAAGCACACAGCGCTCCTCGTCGAGATACACAAGGTCGAGGATCTTGCCGTCATGAAGTTCGACGGGTTGCACGCACAGCGAAATACGCTCGCCAATGGAATTCGTTATGCCATCCACCACCCCTTCCAGGCCGGTGATGACATCCCGAACCTTGTTTCCCAGCTCAAAGTCGCTGGATCGCTTAGCAGGGGACTTCGACCGCACCAGGCTGCGGAGGCGACGGGGCCACGGCCGCGACACACGAACGCAACGTTGCTCATCGAACCAGATGGGGTCGACGGGTTTTCCATCCTTAAGATCCACCGCCTGAACGCCGATGCGAACGCAGCCGTTTTGCCAGCGGGTAATGCCAACCACGACACCTTCAAGACTGGTGATGTTGTCCATGACCTGATTGCCTAGCTTAATCACGTTGTTCTCCTCCGTTGTTTGCGTCCCTACCTGCCGCTTATCCTCGACGCGCCTTCTTCATCGCGGCCGCACGCGCAAGGAGCTCGCCATTCTCACGCGCCGCCCGCTCCCGACGCTTGCGGTCCCGGTTGCCACGCGAGAAGCTCTCTTGCTGCTCCTCCTCCTCCACACGCCGGTCATGACGCGCCATCGCAACCGCTCCGACCCGCCCCCGGGTGGCATTGCACCTAGGCGTGTGCTCATCGTTGGTGCCGCAGTTGCACCAGCCGATGCCCTTGCCCCGGAACTCGCCCAAGATCAATTCAGCCGTCGCCCGCTCTTTGCGTTCCGCTTGCTCCGTCCTATTCATGCCGCTCTCCTCCGCGCTCCTTGGCCACACCCGGCGGACGCCTGGTGCCATGAGCAAGTGGCGCCCGCCGCGCAGGACGCGGCCCACTTGCGCCCAAATCCAACCCCGCCCCACCCCGGCCCCGGGCGGGAACGGGCGCCGGCATCACAGGCCCGGGGCCGCCCCGCCCACCAAGGGAAACGGAGAGAAAGAGTCGATACCCCCCACGAAAAACCGCCATCATCGCCATCACCATCCCCACCACCAAGCCCGCCAGACCCAAGATGATGAAGGTCGAGAAAATGCTCAGCAGAACCAGCCTGCCCATCTCATCGCTGATCATGAGCCACCCCGCGCCGCAACAGCACCCGTAGCCGCGCCCGGACGCCTGCCAAGCCAAGCCGCAAACGCATCCCGCGTCGCCTGGCTGGCACGGCCGTACGCCCGCTGCAACTCGTACAAGTCATCCTGATTCACCATGGCCTGCTGTAGACCGCCGGGTCTCACTGTAGTCTTGATAGCCACTTTCAGTCCCTCCCGCTGTATCACATATGACAAAGATGCAAGGCCTCAGACGGCCTGGCTGTTCGGGTGGGCGCCCGTGAGTAGAAAGTCGGTGGTGGTGTCGAGGATCGCGGCGATAACCGGGATCACTTCAGACCGGGGGGTAGTTGCACCGCGCATCCACCGCTCGACCGTTGGCGTGACGACATCTACACCGCGGTCCGCCAATGCAGCCACAAGATGGGCCGCCTTCCAGTTCCGCTCAGTCATCAGCGTGTTGATGGTGGTAGAAAAGCTCACTTGCTGAATCTCCAGGTTGCATTACTCTCCACATCATAACCGAAAAACGCGCACATGTCAACACATTTGTGCCTATTTCTGAATTGAAGCATGTTTAAGTCGCTAAGTGTCTGAGAACCATTGACTTAGGTGCATTTACCTGATCGGCAACATGCTCGGGGGTCCAGGCCCCGGGTCCCGGCATCCTCCGCGAGCACGTCCAGCCGCCGCAGATCGTGACCCAGCGTCGCAAGCTTGCGCCGGACCAGCTCCTTAATCGTCTTCGGGGGCATGGGCCGCCCCCACTCCCTGTGCAGTCTAGCGCCTCACCCACCTGGCCCGGCCATCGCGCACGTCGAGGTGGACCCACTCGCGGTAGGCACCAATGCCGCCAGCCCGAAATGCAGGCACCTGCATGGCCGCCGCGACGATGGTGGAAACAGGCGCCCCGCGCACGTCGACGGCGCGGCCCAGGGTGTGCTGGCTCGCGGGCGCGCCACCAACGATCCGATTGTGCCGCGCACAGCGGAAGCCTGAATTGACCCAGAGCGGGCGTCCGATGATGTCGCGGAGTTGCTGCAAAGCGTGGACCAGCTTCATGTCGATGTGGTCCCCGCCGCAGCCACAGCGGCAGCGGAATTCGGCCAGGCTGAATTTGGCGGTCAGGTCACCCATGGTTTCGCGAGCCTAAGCGTAGGTCACTCGAATGCCGATCAGATCCGCGTCAGCATCAAGTGTATCACTGCCGCTGGTAGCGTTGCGGTACAGATAGCAGGTCAGCAACGTGTCGCCCGCCGTGGCACCGTTGGGCGAGACTGTCAGATCCACATACTGGCAGTCGCCATCAGCCGTCCATGCGTCCGTCCCCGAATCCACGGTCGGCGAGACACCCATGGGCTCATCGTCATCGAAAACAGCCACCTTGACAGCCCAGACCACATTGCCGGCCGTGGCCGCAGCACCGCCTGTCCAATACACGCGAAATACGAGGTCGCCTCCGTCGTAGTCATCGGGGATGGTCAGAGTGAAACCCACAGCCTCGATGGTGCTCTGGTCAAAATGCAGTACGGGAATCTCCACCGCCCCCGACTGAAGGATCTTGAGCGAGGACCCCGGGCCCACAGCAGCAGCGGTCATCGCAGACGTGGGAACGTGCAGGCTCAGCAACCTATTAACGCCGCTCGCCCCGAGTGTCAACGGCCCGTTGATGGCTACTGTGCCGTCGGCCCTGTCGATTGTCAACGCCTTGGCCAGAAAGGCACCGGCGTCGCTGTAGCGAGCGATGTTGAAGTCAGACCCCACGTCACTGCCACCCTCGGCCACACTGTCAGTTTGCAGAATCCAACGCAGGGATCCTGCCGTAGACATGCGGATGTTCCGTTGCTGCCCCGCATCCCCTGTGATGATCAGGTTAGCCGCCGCCGCCGCGCCGTCTCGGTCTACTGTCAGGGCACCGTTTACGTCGGTGGATTTCAGTTCGTTGCTGGCCATTAGAGGGCCTCCACTTGCGCTTGCGTCAGCGACTGGTTGATGGGAATCAGGGTGCGGACCGAACCGTCGCTGTTGACCGTGAGATAGGGCGCCCAGCGCGCCGTTGCCGCGTCGAATATCATAAAAGCGGTCAGGCTATCGTAGCCGTAGATGGCATCCGGCTCATGTACCGGCGGCATGTCTGCCGTGCTGAAGAATGAATCTGCCTCAAGTTCCAGGCCGGTCACATCGATCAGTAGTTTTCGGGTCCGGCTGCCGCTCGGGCCGGTGGCCACGTAGAGCGTTTTGGTTCCATTCCATGCGGCGGTTTCGACCAGGTCGGATGTGCCCGCCCCACTGATGGTGGTATTCACCAGCGCCCACTCCGATGGAACGTAGATGAAGGACTTGTCAAGCCGCTGGGAGTCATAGAACGTTTTCCAGACCAGTGTGGTGTCGGCATAAAAGACAGCAACGCCAGGCGTCACGGTGGCGTAGATGTTGTTCCCCGCATCCGTGGTCACTGTATCGGTGACGCTGCTGTCCGGCGCGCGCCGTAGCCGCCGGTCAACGCCAAGGCCCAGCCAGGCGCGGTCTCCAAACTGCGGCTCCGGCGCGGTACCCACGGACAGGGTGGAAACGGTTGTATTGTTGCTCTCGGCGCTGTCGGAGCTACGCTCCACCCGGACTATCACCCGAAAATCAGTACCGTAGGCATATGCGGGCGTGGTATAGCGCAGATGGTAGGCCGGTCGGATCGCTCCCCAGCGCTGCATGGTCACCTGTACAGGGCTATCAACCGCCGGGTTGGGGTCCGTCCCATCCGTGGTGATGTAGAGATTCCACGTGTCGGCCCGGCTGGCGTCCTGATCGTCATAGTAGATGGCCCCCACAAGAACCTTGCCGCCCGCGGCATCGGCCGCGGTTATACCCTGCGGCAGGGCAAGATCCGACGCGACCTCATTTCCCCCACTGTCCACAGTCGTGGTCCGATGGTAGGTGTTCCGCGACAGCAGCCGATACTTGTTCGACTCCCGCACCGTAACGTTGATGTCCTTGTTTCCGGCTCCGGGCGGCGTGACCGCGTAGGTGAAGGGGAACGTCGAACGAATCTCCTCCGGGTCCGCGTCGAAGTCCGGATCTGCATCCTCGCCCACATAGAGGTAATAGCGCACATTCCCCGCGGTGTGCGGTGCCGCGTAGAACTCGCTCAGTGTGCCGCTGTAGGTGGTCCCGTCGTAGGTCCACTCCACGCCGATGCTATTTTCGCTCCGGGGTCCGGGCACCGAATCTGAGAAGCCCAGCGGGATCTCCCTGTGAATCCACAGCCCAAGCTCTGCATCGGCCGCCATCGACGCCTCTGAGAGCCCTGTGGCGGGCGTTATATCCGCGTTCCATGTTACACCCCCAGGGGCGGTCTTTGCGCTAGCCACAGCTTGGATGGCACCCCCTGATGGCGTTTCCTTGGCGAGCCGGATACCGGGGACTGAATAGACCACATCACCCCCCGTCCCCGCGCTGTGCGTTGTCCCGAGCAATCCCGTGTGGTAGGTCCCCGTCACCGTAAGCCTAACATCCGTGCGCTCATAGTAATAGACCACTTCCCGCGTCACGCCAAGCGCGTCGTTGATATGCGCCCAGCCCGACTTTGGCCAACCAGCAAAAGCATCAGCCGTGCTGGTCTCGATGTAGTAATCCACGCCTGCAATGTCGGTCCCTGGGATCTGGTCCACGTCCGAGGTCACGCCCGTCGCATCAAGGGGATTGATCCATAGCTTCAGGTCGGTGATCGAGAGCGGCGAGGCGTTGTGCACCATGTGCGCCCGATAAAAGTCCTCCCCCACCAGCATCTCCGCCGTGCTCACATCGCCCATGCCCAGGGCCCCATTGTGCTGCGCAATGAGCGTCAGCGCCATGGTGCCACCCAGGCTGTCGGAACTCACCCGCTCGACGCGCACCGAATCAATGCCGTTGGCCGACACCAGCAACAGCGTCTCGCCGTTGGCAATGGTCTCGGCTACCCCGTAGTCATCACCGGGCGCGCTGTAGCTCAGCGTGTCGGCCGTCGGCGCGGTGATGTACCCCGCCCCGGGGCTTGTGATCGCGCTGAAGCCGCGGACACGAACCGGCGGGATCGGGCTGTCGATTATCGCCTTGAGGTGGATGGTCTCCCCCAGGCGTTCGCCGCCCAGACTGTTGGCTGGGTCATATGCGGCCGCGGCCCCGCGCTCCTCCGTCCAGCATATCCGAAGGCTGTCGCCTGCTGTGCCCAAGGTCGCCATTATGCCTCACTCACGGTGATGTCGCCGGTCCCTGAATCGTAGGCCACGGCCACGCCCGGCGGCTCCGGATGGCATTTCATGGCAAAGACCATGGAAAGTGCCACGCTGCTATTGCCCTCGCTGTCCACGGCCACCACCCGCCATTGCTCGCTGCTGCCGTCCGGAATCGTCTCGGTGATGTGCTTGTCGTAGCCCAGGCCATGTTCCCTG